GCCTTGATGTCGCCTTCTAGATACTTGTCCCAGACAGCATCTATATCACCTGCGGCTTCGTGTGCCTTGGCTATCATAATTTCCTGTATGTTAGGACGTTTAGGTTTATCTTTATCCATCTCCTCATCATCACTGGCAGACTTCTGATGATTAGCTATTGCTTCTTTACAGGCATTGACCATGTGTTCTTTTTCATGTTCTGTAAGTTCTAGACCAATCAACGACATCCTAGCATACCATCCACTGGATATTGGAATCCAGGAATCTTTGATCTTGCTAAAGTCTTTGACTATGTCTTTGTGCTTGTTTAGTTCAAGCCATTCTATTAACCACTTCTTAGCAGTTTTTTTATCTTGGGTATAGTTATACCAATTACATCTAGAAGCCAGTGCCATGCGTCTGTCATCAGCCGGTGGTTGCCCGTCGAACATTTTTTCTTCACCGTAGGCTTTTTTATCTTCTAATGCTACCTTTGCTGGCTTAATGTTCAAAGTAATGCTCCCATTGTAATCATTTTGTTAATATCATTTATCATAGTATTTGTTTCGTCTAACTTTTCTAAAAAACGTTTTGTAGGTTTGTGTAGTCGTCGACATTCAATTTCCTCTATACTTAATTCAGTTACAAGTGAATCTGTATTTTTTAACATTATATATAAGTCTTCTCTAATTTTATAGTCAAAACCGCTGATTTTTTGTTCTAATTGCTGTCTTAACTGTTGCCAATCTAATGATGACTGTATTTTATCCATGTTGCGAGTATATACGAAAATTTCTTACATTATAAGACATTTTGGATTTATTGTCAAGGTAGTCCAAGACGATAAATAATACAAAATAGGAAATATAAATGCCAAAACTGAGTTTATACAGACCAAATAAAACAAGTGACTACAAGTTTTTAGATAATACAATCCGAGAGATGTACACAGTAGGCGGACTAGATCTATACGTACACAAATACCTTGGTCCTAAAACTGTAGGTGATTCTGCAACTAGAGACAATGAAGATGCTACTAGGCCGTTGTATGATGAATCAAACCCACTGTTTATTGAAGATCTATTATTTTTAGAAAACAGAGACCGTGAGTATGATGACTCAGTGTATATCATGCGTGGTGTGTATAACGCACAAGACATTGACTTTGACTTAACGCAGTTTGGCTTATTCTTAAATGGTGATACAGTATTTGTAACATTCCATTACAATGATATGGTTGACACCTTGGGTCGTAAACTTATGGCTGGTGATGTTATTGAATTTCCTAACTTAAAAGATTATCATCCTTTAGACACATCAGGCCCTAAAGCACTACCAAGATATTATGTAGTACAAGATGCGGCATTTGCTAGTGAAGGTTTTTCACAAACTTGGCTACCACACTTATGGCGTGTTAAATTAACACCACTTACAGCAAGTCAAGAATACAATGATATTCTTAATAAGCCAATGGATCCAGACAATCCAGGTGCTGGTACTATTGAAGACTTTGTAAGTCAGAAGAAGAAAAACATTGAAATCAATGATGCTATTCTACAACAAGCAGAAGCAGAAGTTCCACAAAGTGGTTATGATAATTCAGGTTTTTATGTAGTTGGCACTAACGCATCTGATGAATCAGATGTTGATGCTACACCTAAAGCAGATGGATACTTAGTAGGTTACTTAACAGGTAACAACATTCCACCTAATGCACAATCAGTTACATCAGGTGTTGCATTTCCTAGTAATCCAGACACAGGTGACTACGCATTAAGACTAGACTATTTCCCAAATAGATTATTCCGGTATGACGGTGTACGTTGGGTCAAAGTTGAAGATGGTGTTAGAACTGATCTTACACCAGGTAGCGATAACAATACACAGCGTAGTGGATTTGTTAATAATTCAGAAACAATTAATACAACAGATAGAGGCACAGTTCCAAGTCGTCAATCACTATCAGACTTGCTCAAGCCTACAAAGGATAACTAATGGCATTACAAAGTTTCTTTTATGATGAACAGATAAGAAGATTTTTATTACAGTTCACAAGAATTTTTTCAAACTTTCAGGTAGAGTATGGTAGAGACTCTAGTGGTGCACCTACATATACTCGTATACCTGTTCGTTATGGTGATGCTAGTAAACAGGCTTCGGTTATTATGGCTGACAACTCAGCAAACAAAATGCCTAATACACCAATGATGACATTCTATATTACAGCGATGGATTATGCTAGAGATAGAATGCAAGACCCTACCTTTGTAGATAAAAAAGTATTTAGACAGCGTAGTTGGGATGATACTACACAAACATACGAACAAACACAGGGTAATGCGTTTACAGTAGAACGTATTATGCCAGTACCATATAACTTAACAATTAATTTAGATATATGGACATCAAATACAACAATGAAACTACAGATACTTGAACAAGTACTAACATTGTTTAATCCAAGTTTAGAAATACAATCAACAGACAATTATATTGATTGGACCTCATTATCAGTAGTTGAACTAACAGGCACTAACTGGAGTTCACGTTCAATACCAATGGGTACTGAAACTGCTATTGATATTACTACCTTAACATTTAGTTTACCTATATGGATTAGTCCTCCTGCTAGAGTTACTAAAATGGGTGTGGTACACAAAATTATTGCTAGTGTATTTGATGCAGACGGTGATGCTAGAGACGCATTATTAAATGATGATTTACTATTAGGTACACGACAAAAAATTACACCATTTGGTTATCAAGTTGTACTGGTAAACAATCAATTACAGTTACTTAAACACAATGACATTGAAGCAAATGAAGATACGCTAAACCCTGCTGAAATACAAACATCCACAGCAGATTGGCCTAGTTTGGTTGATGTATATGGTGAACTACGTGCTGGTATTAGTCAAGTTAGACTAACAATACCAGGAACAGAATCAGAAGTTGTAGGTACAGTTGCACTTCATCCTAGTGATGATAGTATTTTATTATTTACTATTGATGCAGATACAACACCAACTAATACACTAACAGCAGTTACAGCAGTTATTGATCCACTCACAAGTGGCCCAGGTGCAGGTTTGGCCGCGGCAGTAAGTGGACAACGTTATCTATTGTTAGAAGCAATAGGTGACGCAGACAATACAGATGCTTCAGATGCCTGGGGCAGTATTGTTGCTTCGGCCAACGACATCATTGAATATGATGGTTCAAATTGGACAGTTTCTTTCGACGCCAGTGCTAACGACACTAAACAATATGTAAGTAATTTAACAACGAGTATTCAATATAAATGGGATGGCACTAGTTGGACTAAGAGCTATCAAGGTTTATATCCAGGCGGCGAATGGAGTCTAGTACTATAAATGCTGTAGGCATTTGGCTTTACAGTAAATCAACAAACAGATATCTTTATCTACTTAGGAATGATCCTAAGCATCCAGGTGCTTGGGGATTGCCTGGCGGCAAAGTAGAATCCAAAGAAAGTTTATTAGATGCTATTCAACGTGAATGCCAAGAAGAGCTTGGCAGTTATCCTGATGTTGTTAAACTTATTCCTATAGAACATTTTACATCAGCAGACAATCGTTTTGTTTATCATACATTCTTTGGTGTATTAGAAGAAGAATTTAAACCTAAATTAAATAACGAACACGTAGGTTATGCTTGGATCAAGTCAGGCGAAATACCTCGACCTTTACATCCGGGTTTCTGGAGTACTTACAATGTTGAGGAAATTCAAAGTAAAGTTAAAACTATTGAATCTAGTTTAACTTAGTCTCCTGAGTATGTTATGCCAGAGCCGGCAACTGGAAACGTTTCTTCGTAAGCTGAATCTCCTGCTGAATTAGTTTTCCAATCTGCTAACCAGGCCGCATAGGCCAGTTTAGTTGTTGCTCTATCTGCTTTAGTGTCTCCAGGGGTTGCTGTATTAGTAGCGTGTGCGATCCCGTTAGGGTCTCTTGGATCGTTAGGTCTAGTCAATGCTGACTGATCTGGATTTGATGATGATAGTGTTAGTGCCATATAACTATTTATCAAGTTATATGATTATACGTCGCAGTAACTAACCCATTCTGGATATGTCATGCGATAGAAGTTTGGTCTATTGTGCCATTCTTCATAGGTACGTTGTCCTGTATTAACATGATAAAAGTCAACACCTGGATATGTTTCCATAAGTTCTAGCAACTGTTGACGCATCTTATGGTCTTCTATTGTTTTATGTTTGTTGGGATCATCTTTAGGAATATAAATGTTGTTGTTATATCCTTCACAAAACTGTCCATCAAAGCCTAATAAAAATATTTCTTTGTGTCCATCAAAGCAGGCCATCCATGCCGCTACAACAGCAGTACGACCTTTCATTGATTGTGGTACTAAAAAGAATTCCCCGGGATGCTCAATACATTTTCTAGCTGATGTATAAACTGTAGCACGTGTTGTATATTCAGAATCAATACACTCTTGTAGTTTACGTTCGTCAAACGTAATAAAAAAGTCTACCTGCATTTCTTTATGCAGTTCGCCTGTACCATATGTTTGAAGTTTTTTACGACCTAGTAAGCCACCTCTGTGACGTTCTAGTTTTTTAATATTAAATACTGATCTTGATTCGCCACTGGCTATAATTGCGGCACGACCTGAGATGTGTTGGTTTTCAATAGGATTGTCAACCCATTCTTTTTCACTAACACGTTTTCCATCTTTAAATTTTGTATTAAGAATAACGTATTCGCCATCATAGTCTTTACGATATATTTCTTCCATCGTTATATTATACGCTCACTAAGAAACCTGACAAATGGCAATTATTAACTTGCCCAGCAACTCCAAAGACTAAACTTGATCCAGCAACATATCCATATAATTCTATATAGTCAGTGGTCCCATTTAAATATATAACATGACCACCTGATATAGTTACCGGTGAAGATACAGTGGTCCTATTTGTTCCAAGTATTCTTTCTTGTGAACCATTTTTAAAAATAGCAACTGTATTGTTTACCATACCACTTCCTTCAAATCTCATAGTTGCATTAATTTGATAATAACCAGCTATTGTTGGTGTGAAACGATAATTAGTAGTAGAATCAAAGTTTGAATTAGTATCAAATGCTTCAGAATCAAATTGTACTTTTGTCCATGTGTTTGTTGATATAGATTGGTCAGCACTCATATAAGCACTAAACGCCGGAACTTTAGGATACAGTTGATTGCTAGGCGTAATATTCCCACTGCCGTCAACAGTAAGTATGGTACTTCCGTCTTGCTCTATCGTTGATCCGGTTGCTGTGGGTTTTATACTAATAGTCATTAGTTATACTCCGTCAATTTCTGCCTGTGTTGGTTGAGTTTCTGTTGCGTGATTCCATGTATGAATGTAATCGTTGCCGACTGCTACCTTACCAGCTGGTGGTGTAGTTGCATCGTTTTGTAAGACGATTGTGCCTGTATCAGGATAAAAATCATCTACAGTTAAGTTTGGTCTTGCTAATAAAATCTTGTCATATAGTGTTGCCATTAAAAGTCTCCTAAATATTTATATTGCATATATGTAGAATTAGTACTAGACATTATTTCTAAACTATTAGATGATGATTCATACGCTAATACTCTAAAATCAAAATTATCTGTGCTACCATTAAAATATGCAATAGCTGTTGTATTAGTAACACCAAATATTTCAGTTCCTGAAGCAGTAGAAATATATCCTCTTGATAAACTTCCAGAATTTCTAAAAATATATGTCATAAATCTATATGGAGTGTTTGTATTATTAAGCATAGCTTGAAAATATATTTCGTAATAACCGGCTCTTGTTGGAGTAAAATTATTAGTTCCAGAATCATATATAGAGCTAGGATTAGCAAAATCTTCAGTAGCAAAATCAAGGATAGTTGTAGTAGCGTGAGAAATAGTTGCCGCTGAGCTTATATATCTTCTTTCCATGATAGGTGAAGCAATAAGTTCTTGTCCAGAAACAGTCATCGTCTTACCACTTGCCATTGTAATACCAGATGAATGAAACTGTGCTACCTCTGTAGGACTATCTGCATCACCAACACCAATCCTTAATGTTCCATCGGGTGTTGCTGGTTGGTACATGGTAAAGTTATTGGATGCTGTAGAATCTGTTCCAATTTGAACTTTCTTTGATTTTATTGTACTCATACAGACTCCAATGCTTGTATTCTTGTTTCTAAATCTTCAATCTTGGTAATAGCTTCTTGCAACGCTTTTATTGCTTTCATATATAAAACTGAATATTTAACAGATTTTAAGTCAGTTTCTGTATCATAATCTACCAATCCACTCATACCAGAAGATTCTAATTCTTGAGCAATAACACCAATGTGTGTAGGAGCATTCTCACCAAATGCTTCAACTTCACTATTTAGTTTATATTTTCTTACTTGTATTGCTTTTATGTCATCTAATTGGCTATTGGCATCTACAATTTGCTGTTTAACAGTTTCATCTGAAATTGAACCATAGCTGTTATTTGTATTTCTTACATCTCCATCAGCATCAATTCGACAATGTAAAGTATTTGTTGATGTAACATCACTATATACTCCTATAACAAAATCACTAGCACCTGTTGTTTGTCTATATGCAGTTATTGCTCTTCTGTCGCTTGGTGCAGTTACATTTAATCTTGATGAATTGGTAAAATCGGTGTCTATTTTAACATCATATGAGAATTTAACTTTACCACCTGTTTCAAATTCAGCTCCTGTTGTTCCATTTGCTGATATGCCAACAGTTGTGCTATCAGGTAAATACATACCATTAGTAGGTGCTGTTGATGATGTTGGTGTAAATGAATTGGCAGTAATTGTATTAGTAGTAATATTCCCGCCATTGG